TTCGTCGGCGTGCCGACCACCAGGCCTTCCTGCTGAAGCTGCTGACTGACAAGAACTCCTTCCTGCGTCGGCGCATCATCAACCAGACCATCCCATTCCTCAACGGCCGCCTCAACCACTACACGCGCACCCTTGGGCTGCCGCACGTGGTGAAGTTCGACGCCGACATGAGCTGCACGGTTTCGGAATACGGTCGTGAGCTGGACTTCGGCAACCTGTCGGCAGGCGAGAAGAAGCGGGTCAACACTGCAATGGCGCTGGCTTTCCGCGACGTGCTGCACCACCTGCACGCCAAGACCAACATCCTGCTCATCGACGAACTGGATGGCGCCCTCGACCAGAACGGTATCGACAGCGTCGTGCGCATCCTCAAGGAGAAGAGCCGGGATGAGGAGATGAGCGTCTTCGTTATCAGCCACCACCCGTCCATTGCCGGCAGGCTGGACCGCAACCTCCGGGTGGTGAAAGAGAATGGTTTCAGCCGAGTAGAGGTTGAGTGATAAATACAGCATCTAACCAAGGATTCCCATGAAGCTCCTCCAAGAACTACTCTCCCTTCGTGAAGAGGCCATCGAAACTCAGCTGGCCTCTGACATCTGGAAGGAAAACAAGGACAGCGCCAAGACGTATGTCCCAACCGCCGTCTACATGGTCAAGAAGGTCAAGGACAGCGACCCAACCGAGTATGAGGTCTACACCGACAAGGGCGGCAAGCGCAAGCTTGTTGCCACAATGGACACGGAGGAGCTTGAGGACAACTACGTCCCGGTCCGCCCTGACCAGAATGAAGACGCCGAGGGCTTCACTGTCTACCGCGACTCTGATGAGGTTGAAGCTTTCAAGTATGACGGTGACACCACGAAGGTTGACTTTGAGGGAAGCACCAAGACCCTGAAGAAGGGTGACTACCTCATTCGCCAGACCGAGGAAGACGAGTTCACGTATGAGGTACAGAGCGCCAAGTACTTCGAGGCCGACTACTCGGAGAAGAAGTAATGAAGCTGCAGGAGCTTTCATCAGCAGTCAACCAGCAGCTGGCAGAAGGTCTCCTTTCAAAGGTGCTGAAGAACACTGCGACTGAGCTTCAGGCAGCCATGGACGAAAAAGGGTGCCAACCTCGCCAAGGTTGAGATTGTCACTTCACCTGAAGGAAATGACCACATTAGGGTGAAGATGAACAGCAAAGGCGGCTCTCTAACAAGGACTGCAGTGCGGCGCGTGATTGATGACTACATGCTTCCCCGTTTTGGGGATGAAGATGGAATTCTAGGCATTGGTTATACACTATCTCTGGCTTCCGTCAAAAACTCGTATCACATCTACCTGACACAAAAATGAAGCTTTCAGAGGTCTCAGGTAAAGAGGACCCGCTCCTCAAGAAGACTGCTCAGCGGGTAGTCATGCTTCTTTACGCGCTCAATGCAGTGTATCGAAAGAACGCCGAGCTCGACTTCGATTTATTTCGCAAGATGAACACTGAGTTTACCTCAGATAACACAGCAGCTATAGTAGTGTTCATCAACTCAAATGCCACTGACAGTCAGGAAGAAGCAGCAGCGGAGCTCATTCAAGATGCTCTCGATGAAGAAGGGTTGATTGATGGGCCACTTCCGATTGATGTCACCGTCGGCAAGTCGGCCTTTGAGTCGAACGCGGTTACCATCCAGCTGTCACGACAGAAATAACACGTTGGATAGGCGGTATACGTTCAACCTGACCCTTTTACCATCCCTCCACGATAAATAGGTGATGCAAGGCGGTATCTATCTCATCTCATGTACTAACGGAAAAGTTTATGTAGGTTCTGCAAAGAACCTACCGTCTCGTTGGGGTGAACATGTCGATATGCTTATGAAGCAGAGACACTACAACCGAAACCTTCAACGCGCATGGAACAAGTATGGCGATAAGGCGTTTTCGTATTCTTACGCCGAGGAACTTGGTCCCTATGACAGGCATGAATACTTCTTACGTGAAAACTGGTGGATGCAGCATCTCCGTGACAAAGGGGTCACGTTGTTTAACATAGCAAAAGCCGAAGGTGGATGGGGTCCCGAGACTCGCACAAGAAGCAAAGAAATAGGTCAGAAAATAAGCGAAGGCGTTTGTAGAACACTGTCACAGCCGCACGTGAAAGCGAAGATGAGGTTAGCAAAGTTGGGTGTAAAGCGCACCCCAGAAGAGAAAGCAAAGATATCAGAAAAACTCAGCGGTATTGCAAAGTCGCCAGAAACAAGGGCGCTGATGTCACTCGCTCAAAAGAAGAGGGCGCTTGAAAACCCATCAGTGAGTAACAGAATGGCTGAAGTAGGAAAAATGAATAAAGGAAAAGTTCCCGCGAACGCTGTTACGTTTGTCATAAACGGCGTATCATACCACTCAGGCAAAGCCGCCGAGCGGGCGCTTGGGATAACATCACGGCAACTAGCAGCGAAAGTGAAAGATGGAACAGCAAAAAGAATCAAAGAAACGAAAGAACTCTAAAGTTAAGGGCTCGGGCTTCGAAGGCACCATCGCCAAGAAGCTTACGGCCGCTCTTCAACCTCTCAACTTCATGCGAACTCCAGGCTCAGGTGCTCGCGTGGGCGGCAAGAACTTCGACACCCTCGGTCAGATGCTTGGCGAGGACGCGCTGAAGGTCTTCGTTGGGGACGTCGTGCCGGTCAATGAGCGCAAGGAAGGGCTGAAGTTCAACCACGTTCTCGAGTGCAAGTTCTACGCATCACAGGACACCTTCACGCTGCTTGCCTCAGGCTCAGCCAAGCTGTTCGGCTGGTTTGAGGAGGTCGTCGTTGATGCTGCAAAGCTGGACAAGAATCCGCTTCTCATCTTCAAGTGGAATCACACTCCGATCTTTGTTGCCCTCGACACGATGCACAAGCACGCGCCAAGGGTTGCGCAAAAGCCCTGCTTCTCCATCCTAACCTATGGTGACAACCCGCGCGCTCTCGACATCTTCTACCTGGATGAGCTCCTCAAGGAGCAGTCCTTCTGGTTTCAACCCACAATCTAAGCACTATCATGGAATCAAATCTCCCGCGCTGGAGCGTGCGGCTTGATGCTTCTCGCCCCTCAGACAACCCAGGTTGGTCAGATATTCTGCCAATCATCGTCCACCACTACCAGCTGCACACGCAGGCGGTGGAGTTTCTCGGCCCCTACAACGCGCGTCAGCGCGGACCAGGCAACCGCGCCTACCTGCCACCAAGCAAGGAACAGCTGAAAGCTGCAATCAAGCAGGGCCGAGTGAACGACTTCACCTATCAAGCCTTCATCAACTCACTTATCAAGTTCTGCGAGACAACGAAGGGAAACAGGGCGCTTCCAACCCCTCACCCATCGGTCATTCACTCCATTCAGCTACCTGCACCTGCGTTTGAGTGCACACCAGGTCCAAATGGTAGTACAATGGTGAAGATCATTGGAGTAGAGACACCTCTCATTGTCAAGAACCTACGGTACACCGATGACATCAAGTTCATCATCGTTCGTCCTAAGCTGTCAAAGCTCGGGACTGCCTCAGCAAAGGAATGGGAAGTTCTCTTCTTCAAGGGCTACGTCGGCTACATCCCCGAGTGGGTTGACACCAACTTGAATCCTCGTTACTCTGGAATCTACGCATGAACGGAAAACAGGCAAAGCGACTTCGCAAGGCGGCCATCGGTCTTGCCACCACCCTCTCTGAAGCAGGGAAGGACATCAAGAAGGACGGCTACCAGGTCAAGAAGCATGAGAAGCACCTCTCGCCCAGCAGCCTGCTTGATGAGCACATGAATGGTGCAATGGGAACGGCTTCATACCAGCTGCTCGTTCGTCCCGACAGCGCCAAGGGTATCTACAAGCAACTCAAGAACGGGAAGATCCAATGAGCACTGAGACTCGAAACAGCTACGATGTCGCCCGTGAACAGATCATTCAGCTTCAGCGCTGGGCAGGTGTGCAGCCTACTCGCCACACTGAACTGCTGAAGAAGCTCTATCAGGTAAGAGCTGAACTGGAGAGGCTGTCCTCTGTGCATGAGGCAGTGAAGACGGCATGACCACCATCTACCGGCTGAGGGCGCGCAAGCAACCCCGGCCGATGGACCCCCTGCACGTTGGTAACTTCTACCAGAAGGAGCGCCTGCATCGTGACGCGATGCAGGACAGGCAGAACCTCATTCTCTACCTTGCAAGACTGCACGCGCATGCTTCGGTAAAGAGTCGGCCGAGAGCCTTCAACACCATCAAGCTACGCCTGACATCTCTTCGTGAGTGGGTCTATGACTATCGCCCTGCCCTCGACTACTTCTTCGACGTCCAGCAGCTTGGCTACAACCTCGGTGAAAACAAGAATGAGGTGAGCATCCTCATTCCGAAGGACCTCGGCCTTCACACATACGTCCAAACCCAAAGCTACGGGTTGGAATACATTCCACCTGTACGACCAGACGAAGGAGTGGTCTCAAAGGTCTATGTCGTGGGAGGTGCCGCTCGGCGTGCAATCATGGCGCGGCTGGAGGACGAGAGTCGATTTGACCTGATTGATGCAGTTTCTTGGATTCTGCAGCATGACGAGCTCAACTTCATCTTCAAGCCTGCAGGCAAGCTGCAGCAGCGCGATACCTCAGTGTGGCCAGTTGCTGGCATCGAAACGTGGCCGTCATGGCTGCGTGAGGCGCTTTTTGGACCAGGCATTGACATCGATAGCGCCTACACTCAGTACCTGATGCAGAACCTGAGGGAGGCCTACTCAGCTTCTCCGCACCTGCTACCAACGCTCTTTCCCGATCTCATCAAGCTCATCTCTGACAAGCAGGCCTGGCGCCGTGACCTGTGCGAGAACGTGCTTGGGCTTGAATGGAACGACGAAAATGTTGCGCTCGTGAAAACGGTCTGTATGAGCCTGGCAAATGGCTCTCGCATCTCTCCTGCCATCATGACCAATGGAAGTGGGTTCTCAATCACCGCTAAGATCATCATTCAGGCAAGCGAGAGCATAACGGTTGAACGACTCAATGAGATTGGCAGCAGGCTACAGTTCATCTCAAACCAGTACTCTAATGCCAAGAAGGCCATCTGCACGATGGACCTGAAGCTCAACCCCTCCCTTCGAAACCAGAAGAGAGTGTTTGCGAGCTACTTTGAATGGGAGCGCGTTGCGCGCTACCTCATTTGGGAGGCAGTCGATCGACACGGCATCATGATGCACGATGGGATCGACGGTATTCCACAGCGCTACCTGGACAACCTACCCCAAATCATTCAGCGGGTAGGCGTGAGAGTCACCACCTGACGCGCGCAGATTATAGCATTAGTGCACAAATAGCGCGCGCAACAGGTTAGAACACTGGGAACGGCATCTTCGCCGCCAGCTCAAGCCGCTTGTTGATGAACTCGACTGAGATATCACGCTCAAGCGGTGTCATCTGCAGCACCTGTTCGTACTGAATGGATCCTCTTGAGAAGTAGGCGATCTCTACGGCCGCCTTGAGCAGGTTTCGAACTTCAATACCCATCGAGTTGATCATCTCGGCGATCCTGCTCGACTCGCCTGAGATGATCATTCGGTGAAAAAAGAGATTGGATTGAGCGGCAGCTCTACCTCTACTTCTTCGCCGCAGTCCCTGCACTTCAGCTTGGTGGTCGTCGCAGGACCCCAGTCATTCATCTTCTCGATCATCTCGGTGATGCGGTTCTGCATCGGCGTCGTAAGCGCCTTTGCCCAGTCCTCGATCTGTGCTCGATCGGTGATGCCGTCAACGCTCTCAATGAGGCTCGTCAGGTTGAAGATGATGTTGGCCTTGACGTCATCTGCTGACAGCTCCTGCTTGTTGGCGTTCATCTGGAACAGCTTAATCATGTGATCGAACTTCACAGGATGAAGCACCACCTTCTGACCATTCTGCAGGTTGACCTCGAACTTCGTGGTAGGATCAAGGAACTTCATCTCCTGAATCATCCTCTCGATGTCTACAGTGTACGAGTGGTTCTTTGCTCCTTCACACGTGTGCTTGACGTTGATCTCGAACTGCGGTCCGTAGGTCACCACACGGAGGAAGAACATCAGCGCATCTACATCTCGCCCAAACAGGCCTGATGGCTTCTTGATCTCTGGCACGCACTCTCGGCAGACCTCCTCAAGCGCCTTTCCGTTGAAGAGCTGGTCAGGGTTCTTCAGGTTGATCTCAGTAAGCGCAGACATGGCGTGAACGTGCACCTCACCCTCAGCGCTTGCAACCTCTCCGTTGTTGTAGAGGGCGCCGCGTGATGGTAGCTGAAATACCCGACCTGGAAGCTTCAGCTTCTGCATCAGTGGGTTGGCAGTCGGTGTGTTTTCCATGAAGGTCTCCGTCTCATAAATATGGTGTACGAGCTATTTACGCCCTGACGAGGCGCCTTTTCTGGACACGCCATGGATGAAAGAGAAGCACTAAAAACACTGCAGTCTATTGAGGCGCTGCTTGAGCAGTCGCTCTCGATGGGCAAGTCTCAGCGTGTGACTGCTTCTCGAAAAGTCAAAACTGCTGGTAGCAAGAAGGAAGAGCAGGCAGATTTTAGCACTCTCAACAAGGCGACGAAGTTTGCATCTGGCAACCTTCTGATTCTCGGTAAGAGTGCTGCTACTCTTCAGAAGGCATTTACTGGGGTATCGTCAGCTCTTGGTGACGTCAAGCTTCCAGATATCGATGTGTCAAAGATGGAGGACAGGCTATCTGCTTCCATCGATCCAGTAGCCGCCTCTCTAGATTCACTCAACAACAAGATTCAATCTGCTGTCAGCTCGATCAAGCTGCCATCGATTGATGGTGAGTCTGCATCTAGCACAACTGAATCGCTGGTTTCAGTTGCACGTGCAAGCGGAATTGTTTCAAGAAGGTTTGGAAACCTTGCTGCCTCAACTGAGGCGCTTCAGGCTGCATTTGATGGTGCTGCTTCGAAGCTGCTGTCTGGTACCAGAACTGCAGCCGCTGTAACAGTAGATGCTGCAAAATCAAGTGCATCAGAACACAGGCTTGCAACTGATATTCAGATTGAAGCTGAGAACAAGCAAGCCAAGACAGTCAGCCTAACAGATAGAATCCTTCACAAGTTTGCAGGTGGAGTGGAGTCTACAGATGATGTGATGGGTAACTTTGCAAAGGGGATGAAGGACGTACTATCCTCCCTCAAGTTGGCCTTCACAAACGTCATCAGGGATATCTACAACCTCGAAGCTCGTAGCATCTCCGCCTCATCAAGCCTGACAACTCTCTACGGTGCATCTATTCGTGCAGGCATGAGCCTTGACGAATACACCGGAATGATGGAGGACAACGTCGCCGCGGTTGTTCGCTCAGGCAGCATGCGTGAATTCACTGAGCAGACTCGCGCTGGCGCGGAGCAGCTCAAGAAGCTTGGCGTCTTTGGCCCATCGGCAACTAAGCTAGTTGCTGCCATCAACACCGCAACTGTCACCGTAGGTATCCCGCAGGAGCAGCTCGCCAAGGCCACTCAGGCGCAGACACAGATGTTCGAACGTCTGCGCAAGACGACGCTGATGACCGCTGATTCCTTCAGGCAGCTCGTCGCTGACATCAGTGAGAATGAAAACGTCCAGGAAGAGCTGCTCGGTCTGGCACCCGCAGAAAGAAGGGCTCGACTTGAGCAGCTAACCAACGGCGCCACGTTTGGCTACCAGATGGGTGCTACAGCTCAGGCATCCAAGCAGCTGACTGATGCGCTGCTTGCGCAGCGTAAGGCCACTACTGTCCAGCGCTTCCAGACCGCTGGTGCAATCCGTCAGGCAGGTGCCATCACTGGCATGAGCAATGCAGAGACGAATGAGCTTGCCCGTCTGGCGATGAAGAAGAACAAGACAGATGAGGAGCTGAAGCGTTTTGCAGTCCTGTCTGCTGGCATGGAGAAGCGGCTGCAGGAGATGCAGAACACTGAGAATCCTGCAGTTCAGAACATTGCAGATCGTCTTCAGGAAGTTCTGTCATCTGGCCCGTACATGGAGGCGCAGAAGGCCGCCGCCAAGGTGCTACAGCAGGCCGAGGCTGGTGGTCCAAAGAATGCTGATGTTGGGCAGGAAACGCCTAAGTTTCTTCAGGACCTTGGTGGCGCGCTGACTACCCTGTCGGGTATCCTAAAGAACCCACTTGGCGAGGCAATGACCACATTTGCGTCAATCTTGGCGCAGTCGGTCATGCAGGTCTTCTACCTCAGCCGCATCAACAAGGGTATTCACCGACTTGCTAACCCAACATTGGGCGGACCTGGTGTTGGCGGAAAGAAGGGTGTTCTCGGCCGGGCAATGGAAGGTGGCCGCGGAGTCGTAAAGTCTTCCATCGACATGGGGAAGGGCGCACTCGGTAAAATTGGCGGTGTTGTCAGCTCAATCCTTTCACCTATTGGGGCCACTATTGCTGACAGCGTAGGGAGCATGACTGGGCTGCCAGCTAAAGAGCCAAGAAGGGAGCGCCCTCTCACTGACTCCGAGAAGCTTGAGCAGAAGAAACTTCAAGCCACAAAACCCAAGAAGCCTGGTATTGGCAAGAGGGTAGGCAAAGGCCTCGGTGGAATGTTCTCGAGTGTCAAGATGATGGGCATTGACATGCTTCTTGGAACTCTCGGTGCTGCCGACCTTGATACGACTACGTTCGATGCCGACGGAAACGACATTGGCAAGTCAATGTCAAAGTCGAGCAAGTTTGGTGCCTTCATCAACAAGGGCGCCAAGTTCTTGATGAAGGGCATCTTCAAGGCAACTCTTTTCGGAGCAGTCATCAATTCTCTCTGGGACGCAGTGGATGAGATGTTCACTGGAGATCTCGGCGCCGCCTTCGGTGAATCAGAAAAGCTCAACATAGATTTCAGCAAGAAGGGTTGGTTGCTGGATATTGGAAAGTTCATCTTCAGTAAGATTGATGACATGACGATGGCCGTGTTTAGAGGGTTTGCTACCTTCATCACAGACATGGTTGACATGGGGTTGTTTGCCATTGGCGTCGACACGAAGGAAATTTTTGGCGGAACTCTTACCAACCTGTTTGATACTGCTCTAACGCAGGTCATTGTTTGGTACAAGGAGTTCAAGCTTGGCATCATGAAAATGGTGAACTCTGCCGGTAAGCTTGTCGGTCTTGATCTCTATGGTGACAGCATCAAGGAAGCTGAATCAGAAATCGAGACAAGTAAGCAAACCCTTGGCAAGCTGAAGGAAAGCAAGGACAAGACTCTCAAGAACATCGGTGAGGAAAACAACCGCCTGCAGGCTGAAAAAGCGGAGGCTGCAAAGAAGACTGGTGACATCATCAAGGCGTCAGGCAGCAATGTATCATACGGCATTGACGCCGCCATTGACGCCGCAAAGAGAACCACCAAAGACATCCAGCAGCTTCAGCTTGATGCTATCAAGGACAAGACTGCTGCAGTAGCACCTCAACCTACAGCAGCAACACAGGTTGCAACCCCGGCCATTCAAAAGCAGGTCAGTGTCACCCCACCAGAAGTAAATAAGACTCAGGTTGAAACGGTAGAAAAGAGGACCACTGAGAAGACGCAGGAAGCTAAGACGATAACTCCAGCCGAGATGCCAGAGATGGTACAGCTTGCTCAGCAGCAGCTTCAAGCTCTCAACAGCATTCTCACGGCAATCATGGAGCAGTCTGTTTCCCAGGAAGGTTTCTACTCTGCTCTTACACGACCACGAGTTCCATCAAGTAGCATCTACCAGATGAACTTGAACCGACAAACATAACGGACCTAGTACATGGCTCAGTTTTCAAACTACTGGAAGATCATCACACCAGCATCTCGTAAGCAGCTGTATACGACGATTGCTACCGATGCGTATGATCCACGCACCACTGATCTTTCATCGATGACGGCGGTCACCTGGTATTCCCAGGTGATGCGAGGTCCAGGTTCGCGAATGAACTCGTACAAGCAGTACGACGCGATGGACGCCGACGTTGACATTGCCCGCGCCCTTGACACCATCGCTGAAGAGATGACCGGAAAGGACGACAAGACGGGCCTACCATTCGAGATCGTCTACGACAAGGAAGACAACCAGGACGTCAGCGATACCACCGCCATCACGCTACGCCAGGCCGTTCGTCAGTGGTCTGACATTCAGGACTTCAACCGCCGCCTCTTCAAGATTGCGCGCGACCTCATCAAGTACGGTGACTGCTTCTTCCGTAAAACCTCTGATACCAAGAAGTGGATCTGGGTTGACTGCACGCAGGTCTACGGCATTGAGGTTGACCGTGATGGCAACATCATCAACTACCACATCAAGAAGCCAGGCAAGCCAGTAGGCGCCAACTCGGGTGCGTATGGCACGCGCAATGAAGAGATTGAGATCATCCCTGCCGCAGCAATGATTCACTTCTCCATGTCTGATGACATGGGAGATAGCGCCCCATTCGGACAGTCGGTGCTACGCCCGATCTTCCGTGTCTTCCGTCAGCTGTCGATGATTGAAGACTCGGTCATCATCTACCGCATCGTGCGCGCACCTGAGCGCCGCGTCTTCTACGTTGACGTTGGCAACATGCCAGCCCAGCGCGTCAAGCAGTACCTCGAGCAGGTGAAGAACGAGATTCGCCAGAAGAAGGTGCCAGGCATGACCAACAACGGTCAGAAGGACATCGTCGATGGTCAGTACGATCCGATGTCCATTCAAGAGGACATGTTCTTCCCTGTCACAGCGACTGGCCGTGGCTCGCGCGTTGAGACTCTTCCAGGCGGAACTGAGGACTTTGGCTCGACCCTCCTCAAGTACTTCCGTGACAAGGTGTTCCGCGGTCTGCGCGTGCCATCTTCCTACATGGTAGGTCAGGATGGACAGGGCGCTCAGTTCAACGACGGCAAGGTCGGCATCGCCTACATCGAGGAGCTGCGCTTCGCCAACTTCATCATGCGCCTGCAGGACCGCATTGAGAAGGTCATCGATGAGGAGTTCAAGGTCTACCTCAAGGTTGCTGGCCTGAAGATCGACGATGAAATCTTCCGTCTTCGTCTACCAGATCCAGCCAACTTTGCGCTGTATCGCCAGAACGCCCTTGACGCTGACCTCATCAGCTCATTCAACAACATCGCCGGCGAGAAGACGCTCTCGAAGCGCTTCATCCTCAAGCGCTACCTTGGCCTGACCGATGATGAGCTGCAGATGAACGAAGCGATGGAATGTTGGTGT